ACTGGAGATACAATTTACAATAAAGTTACTGCGATAGGCGCTGGTGGTACTAACTTTACAATTACTGGAATTACCACAGTTTCTGGTGTCTGCAATGGAAAATTACAGACAGGATCCTTCCAAGTTGCAAATATAATTAAAGTTGCACCATCAATTAATGTACAAGATTCTACTTTATTAACAAGATTGGGTGCAGATAATGTTTCTTCTATTAATTTAGAATCTAATGAAGTAATTCAAAGACGTTCTTATAATATTACTTCTTTCTCTGGAAATACAATTACAATAACAATTGATCCTTCTGATACTGATATTTATTTTGATTCTTTTGATGAGGACAGATTTGTTATTAGTTATAGTGATGGTTCTATTGAACCTATGAGAGCAGACAAATATAATAAAAGTTTAGATGGAAAAACATTAACATTTATTGTTGATAAAGCAAGTGGAACAAATGCAAAGGTAATTGCTACTGTTAAAAATATTGGAATAAATTCAAAAACTAAAAAATTAAACAAAGTTTCATCAATAGTAGTTTCTAACTCCAAATTATCATCTTCTGGAATTGGAACAACGACATTAAATGATGGATTAACTTATAGTCAAGTTTATGGTACAAGAGTTCAGGATAAAGAAATTAGTTTAAATGTACCTGATGCAATAAGAGTTCTTGGTGTTTATGAGTCAACTGGAATTTCAAATCCAAGTCTACCAACATTACAAATCACAGGAAATCCTTCTGGAAATGAAAAATATGTAGTGGGAGAGCGAATTGAAGGAAAAACTTCTGGTGCTGTTGCTATTATTACTGGAAAGATTGGTTTTGATAAGATTGAATACACTTACTTAAATACAATTCAATTTACTCTTGACGAAATTGTTGTAGGTCAAGATTCTACTGAAGAAGCAATTATTATCAGTAAGACTCTTGGCGATAAAAACATCACTCAAAACTTTATATTTGATGATGGACAAAGAGATGCATTTTATGATTTTTCAAGAGTTGTTAGAAAAAATAATATTGAAGATCCAAAAGGCAAATTAAAAATTATATTCCAAAATTACATTATTGATTCCACAGACACTGGAGAAATTATTACAGCAAATAGTTATAATGCAAATGATTTTAAGCATAATGTTTCTTCTTATAATGCATCAAGATTAACTGATTTTATTGATATTCGTCCAAGAGTTGCTCCATACTCAGGATCTTCAAAATCACCATTTGAATTTGATTCAAGAAATTTTGCAAGTGATGGACAATATTCAAAATATATTCTTGCTCCTGGAGAAAATTTAATTCTGAATTATTCTTATTATGTTGGAAGAATTGATAGAGTATTTTTAAATAGTGACGGAACATTTGAGACTGTTCAGGGCAATCCATCAACAAATCCACTTCCGCCACCATTTAAGAGTAACTCTTTAGATATTGCTACAGTTTTTATTCCTCCATATGTTTATAATGTAAAAAATATAAACGTTGATATGTCTCAACATAAGAGATATAGAATGTCAGATATTGCTTTACTTGAGAATAGAATTCAAAGAGTTGAAAAGTTTACTACACTTTCAATGTTGGAAAGTAAAACTGAAAACTTTAACATTAAAGATGCAGAAACTGGTCTTGATAGATTTAAGTGTGGTTTCTTTGTAGATAATTTTAGTTCTCACGAATATCACGATTTACAAAATTCTGCATTTAAGTCTTGTATTGATACAAGTACAAATACCTTAAGACCACTACATTATACAACTTGTTTAGACCTGCAACTTGGATCTGAATCAATTAGTGGAGTTGGTCAGACATATAATCCAAACGTAGATCAAAGTTATGTTTCTGATTTAGGATCTCCAAACATTAGAAAAACAGGAGATCTTCTTACACTGAACTATAATGAAGTTCTTTATTTTGAACAACTTTATGCAACTAAAACTGAAAGTGTAACTCCTTTCTTAGTCAGATACTGGACGGGATCTATTACTCTCAATCCACCAATAGATAGTTGGATTGATGAGAAAGCAGTTACATCTACAAGTTATAACGAAATTACGAATAGAGTAGAAAGAGCAGATCAAAATATAACAGTAACTAATAATGTAACTGTTAACAACCAAGTCTTTATCAATAATCCACCAAATCCACAAACAGGTATTGGTGCGTTTGATTGGATTACTAATGCCAGAACTTTATTAGCTCCACATAAACAAAATATTATTCAAGGTTTTTGGACTTTTGGATTTGGTGGTTTAATTGGAGTTACTGATAATATTACTGGAAACGCTAGTACTTCATCAGGAAATGCAGGTGCCTTTGGGCAAAGTGGTATTTTAAATGGTAATACAATTCATCTTGAAGTTTGGAAAAGTAACCTTACAACCGCAGGAGAATCTTTAATTAAACAGTTATTGCCTGCAGACGTTGCTAATCAATACATTACTGCTATTAAAGGAAGTAGTAATACTAATAGATATTTAATTGATTTTACGCCCGGATCTGCGCCACAAATAACTACATCTTCTGATGTTACAACAACTACATCATCTACGACAAACACAAATACAATAATTGTTCCTCCAGAAATTATAACCACCGATACAACTTCAGAATCAATTTCCAACTATACCGAAGAAGTTAGATACTTAAGAAGTAGAAATATTGAATTTGATGTTAAAGGTTTAAGACCTCGTACTAGATTCTATAGTTTCTTCCAAGGAATTGATGTTAAAGATTATATTGTTCCCAAACTACTTGAAATTGAAATGATTTCTGGTAAGTTTGAGATTGGAGAGACTGTTGAAAGTGATCCTCATTTTCCAACACATAAAATTAGATTTAGGTTATGCAAACCAAATCATTTAACTGGACCTTTTGATGGGTCTAATCCACCATCCATAACCAATCCAGTTCCTATTATAGATTTGACGACTGGACAAGTATTACCACAAAATGCTTCTACACTCCCAAAACCAGATGTTTTAAAATTAAATCCTTATAACCAACAATCAGTTTCTGAAACCTATAGCGAATCTTCCACATTTTTAAATGTTGATACAAGAGCATTGGAACTACCATCAGAAGTGGAATTTTATGGACAAATAGCGCCAAATATGAAATTAATTGGTAAAACTTCAGGTGCTGTTGCACGGATAAGCAATATTCGGTTACTTTCCAACAATAGTGGAAGACTTATTGGATCGCTGTTTATACCAGATCCAAATGTTCCTGGAAATCCACAATGGGTAAATGGAAGAAATACATTTACGGTAATTGATACTCCTAATTTACAAGATCTTGGAAGAACCTATCAGGAATTTATATCCAATACAAGAGTTAATGAAAGTTCTGCCCAAGAAGATTTTTCATCATCTGCAATAGCAAATGTTACTGATACCAGTATTCTTACTACAAGAAATATTACCATTTTGAGTAGTTTTAATCAAACTACTAATACAATTACAAATACAACTACAAACACAACAACTACAACAAATACAACAGTCGCACAAAATCAAGTCAATCAATGGGAAACACATGATCCTCTTGCACAGTCCTTCTACATCCGTGATAATACTGGGGTATTTTTAACTTCAGTTGAAGTATTTTTTGAAACTAAAGATGATACTATTCCAGTAACTCTTCAGTTAAGACCTATGGTTGCTGGTGTACCAAGCAACATGGTTATTCCTTTCTCTGAAGTTACTTTATCACCAGATGAAGTAAATCTTTCTGCTGATGGATCAATTCCTACAAGATTTGTATTCCCATCTCCAGTATATCTTCCAGGTCCACAGCAACTTGAAGTTCGTAATGCTCCTGTTGGAAGTCAGCAAACGTCTGAATTTTCAATTGTTCTTCTTTCTGGAAGTCCGCAATATAGAGTCTTTATTTCTGAACTTGGATTTAATGATATTCAAACCGGAATAAAAATATCAGCACAACCAACTCTTGGAAGTCTGTTCAAATCACAAAATGGTTCAACTTGGTCTCCTTCACAACTTGAAGATTTGAAGTATAAAATTTATAGAGCAGACTTTGTTCCAGAAGGTCTTGTTAGATTCTTTAATCCAAAACTCTCTTTAGGAAACAAAAAAGTAACTGTGACTGGAAGTAATCAATTATTACCTCTTTCCAAGAGAATAACAGTTGGATTGGGATCTACCGGATATAATACTGCTGGTATAACTCAAGGTATTACAATTAAGCAAGGGTCTGCAACCGGCAAACTCATTGGAATTGCGGGAAGTATTACTTCTATTAGTATTGCAAACACTGGTATTGGATATTCTACAGGAACATTTACTGGAGTTTCGTTAGAAAGTGAAACGGGAGTTGGTTTTGGTGCTCAAGCAACGATTCAAACTGCAAATACGGGTATTACGACAGTAACTATTACCAATGGTGGTTTTGGATACGTTCAAGGAGATTCTTTGATTATTCCAGAAAAAGAATATGGACTTAATGTTGGATTTGGTGGAAAACTCACAGTTACTAATATTTCAACAATATCAAATGCATTTATTTTAGATAATGTTCAAGGAAACTTTAGTGTTGGAATTACATCACTGACTTATGTAAATTCCATTGGAAGTGTAGTTTCTACTGGTGCTACAATTGGAACAATTATTCCTGATCCATATTATGATGGATTGCATATGAAGATTAGTCAAATGAATCATTGTATGCATTCCACCGAAAATTATGTAAAAATTAGTGAAATGAGACCTCCAAAGGATGGAGTTAATTCAAGACTTTCTCAAGCAGTTACAAGTAGTGCATTATTAATTCCGGTAATTTCCTCTACAGGATTTGAAACTTTTGAAGGGATTGCAGTGAGTGCTTCAAATCCAGGATATGCAATTATTGGTTATGAAGTTATTAAATACACTGATGCAAGTAATGGTGTCCTTACAGTAACTCAAAGAGGAGTCGATGAAACTCAAGCACAATCATATGATACTAATGTTCCTGTTTATAAGTATGAGTTTAATGGACTCTCTATGAGAAGAATTAATAAGGTTCATAATTTTGCTGAAGTTGATAGTAACCATCCAATTGCTTTAAATTCTTACCATATTAAGATTGATCCTTCTGATACTGATTATAATAATGCTGGAATAGGATCAGATCGTACAAATGATTTGTATTTTACTCAAACTATACAAACAGGAGAACCTGGAACAGTAATTACAAATAATATTCAATTTGAAGCAATTACTCCAAAAGTTTCTTATGTTATTCCGGGAAAGACAAATCTTAATACTAGAGTTAGAACCTTTACTGGAACTAGTATTAGTGGTTCTGAAAAATCATTCACAGACAAAGGATTTAATTCAATTCCTTTAAGTGGAACTTTCTATTTTGATTCTCCAAGACTTATTTGTTCCGATGTTAATGAACAGGAGTTCATCACAGAATCTCCAGGAGGTAAATCATTTACTATGGAATTCTTGATGAACTCAACAGATTCAAGAGTATCTCCAGTTATTGATCTAATCAATGTTAGTACCATTTTAACTTCTAATTTGGTTAATAGTCCTGTTGGCGTAAATGATGCTTCTGATTATGCAAATGAGGATTCTATTAGATCACTATATGATGATAAGCACGAGACGGTTTATATTTCAAAACCAGTGAGATTAAAAATTCCCGCAAACTCAATTAAAGTTCTCCTATCTGCAAGTCATACCAATACTAATGATGTTCGCGTTCTTTATAGAATTTTCAGAGAAGATTCTTCTGAATCTTCTCAAAATTATGAATTATTCCCGGGATACAAAAATTATCAAGTTGACGGACAAGGAATTAAGAGAGTAATTGATAATTCGCAAAATGATGGATCAGCAGATTCAAAAGTTGAATTTAATTCTGATGGATCTTTTAGAGATTATGAGTACTCTGTGGACGACCTTCCAGATTTCACCGCTTTCTCAATTAAGATTGTAATGGCTGGAGAAAATCAAGCAATTCCTCCTCTGGTCAGACAGTTAAGAGCAATTGCTACAGCAAAACCTAAGGTATAAAATTATGGACTATATTAAAGTAAAGGACAAAGATTATTTGCTTCGTGATACCTTTTCAAATGGAATTATTAGTAATGATGATCAAGGATATCAAGCATATGCCGAAAATTATAAAAGAGCATATAATGAATCAAAGAAAATTAAAAATCTTGAAAATGATGTGAATGATATTAAAAGTGATTTGAATGAAATTAAAAATTTATTGAGAGGTTTAGCAAATGGATCCTGATAAGATTTCTCTTGAAAGTATTTCAAAAATGTTTGAATATGAAAAACTTTCTAGAGATATAGATAGTATAGATGATGTTGAGACTTTGAGAACCCTAGCAAAGTCTCATATTAAATTATATCTTAGTCAACAAGAAGTCGTTGCAAGTCTTAAAATCTAATGGCCCAACCATCTACAAGACAAGAACTTATTGATTATTGCAAAAGAAAACTGGGAGCACCAGTTTTAGAAATTAATGTTGCGGATGAGCAAATTGAAGACCTGGTAGATGATGCAGTTCAGTTTTTTCAAGAAAGACATTTTGATGGAGTATATCCAACTTTTTATAAGTATAGGATAACTCAGGGAGATATTGATAGAGGTAGGGCAGGATATGGAAGTAATTCAACAAGTTCAGTTGGTATTGCAAGTACATCAGCAACATCAAATATTGTTGGAACTGCGACCACATTCAGTTTCTACGAAAATAGCAATTATCTACAAGTTCCACCCAATATTATTGGCGTAAACAAGATTTTTATGTTTGATAGTGCCAATACTATCACAAGCAATATGTTTAGTGTGAAATATCAATTATTCTTAAATGATATTTACTATTGGGGAACAACTGAACTTCTCAGTTATGCAATGGTTAAAACTTATCTTGAAGACTTGGATTTTCTTTTAAATACTCAGAAACAAATAAGATTTAATAAAAGACAGGATAGATTATATCTAGATATTGATTGGTCTTCAGTAAGAGTAGATCAATATCTTATTGTTGATTGCTATTCAACTCTAGATCCAAATGATTACTCTAGAGTTTGGAATGATTCATTTATCAAACCTTATCTAACTTCATTAATAAAAAAACAGTGGGGTCAAAATATGATGAAGTTTACTGGAGTTAAACTTCCAGGTGGTGTTGAGTTAAATGGTAGACAAATGTATGACGATGCACAAAGAGAAATTGACCTATTGATGGAAAAGATGTCCAATACGTATGAACTTCCACCTTTAGATATGATTGGTTAAAAAATATGCTCAATCCATTCTTTTTACAGGGTTCAAATACTGAACAGGGTCTTATCCAAGATCTGATTAATGAACAATTAAAAATGTATGGGGTTGAGGTACATTATCTTCCAAGACAATTTATTACTGAGAAAACAGTTATAAGAGAAGTTATAGAATCTGAATTTAATAATGCATATCCAATAGAAGCATACGTCGAAACTTATGATGGATATAGTGATAATCCAACTATTTTATCAAAATTTGGAATTCAAGCATTGAATGAGATAACTCTTACAATATCAAGAGAAAGATTTAAAACTTATATTTCACCACTAATAAAAGAACAATCTGATATAAAATTATATTCTAGACCAAAGGAAGGTGATATAATTTATTTTCCTCTCGGAAAAAGATTATTTGAAGTTAAATATGTGGAGCATGAAAAACCTTTTTATCAACTTCAAGGTCTTTATACCTATCAATTAAGATGCGAATTATTTAGATATGAAGATGAACTTATTGATACTGGAATTGGAGAGATTGATGAACTTATTAATACTGAAGAAAACGTAATTGGAAATGTTATAAATTTAACAATGGTCGGAGTCGGTATTACTGCAACTGCAGTAACATCAATAGTGAATGGTGGAGTAAGATATATTACGGTTACAAATCGTGGAGGAGGGTATACAAGTACGCCTACTGTTGGTATTTCTTCAGCACCCGCTGGAGGAAAAACTGCTACTGCAATTGCGGAAATGATTGATGGAGTTGTGGTTTGTAATACAAATATAAATCCAGAATCAAAATCAGTACAAAGAGTTTTAGTTTCTAATCCAGGATATGGATACACCGTAGCACCTGGAGTGCGACTTATTGGTGGTGGTGGAAAGGGAGCAACTGCCGCTGCAACAATCGGAGATGGTATCGTTGGCATCATAACTATTACAAATTCTGGTTCTGGATATGCAATCCCACCATCAATTGCATTTACTGGAATTTCTTCAGTATCTGCGGCCGCAACTGTTGTTGTGTCTGCTGCTGGATCAATTACTTCCATTTATATTACAAATGCAGGACTTGGATACTCTGAACCACCAAGCATAGTTATAGGTTCTCCTCCAACAAATTCCAGTGGAAAATTCATATTCAATGAAATAGTAACAGGATCTCAAAGTGGAGTTACTGGAAGAGTTAAGTCTTGGAATTCAATTACAAATGTGCTCCAACTCTCTAATATTAAGGGTGAGTTTATGATAGGAGAAAATATTGTTGGAACATCTTCAAGTGCATCACATTATTTAAAATCTATAGATTCAACACCAAATATATTAAAAGATGGTTATTCCGCTAATGACGAAATTGAAGAGGAGGCAGATGAAATTATAGATTTTACAGAAGTCAATCCATTTGGAATGCCTTAGATTGTATAAATACTTGTTATTAGTTGATCAAATAGTAGTATTATAAGTTATCAGTATGTTTGAATATTTTTATCACGAAATTTTAAGAAGAACTGTAGTTTCTTTCGGTTCTTTGTTTAATAATATGTCTATTAAACATAAGAATAATGATAATGAGACTGTTAGTATTATAAAAGTACCCCTTTCATATGGACCAACCCAAAAATTTCTTGCAAGATTAAATCAATCAGCAAACTTAAACAAGCCAGTTCAAATTACATTACCAAGAATGTCATTTGAATTTACTGGATTAACTTATGATGCTTCAAGAAAATCAACCTCAACACAATACTTTACAGTTAAATCTGCAACTGATGGTACAGATGTAAAAAAAGCATATCTTCCAGTTCCATATAATATGCAATTTGAACTCAGTATTATGAGCAAATTGAACGACGATGCTTTGCAAATTGTAGAGCAAATTCTTCCATATTTTCAACCTGCATATACAATGACGGTTGAATTAGTTGATGTTATTAATGAAAAAAGAGATATACCTATAATTCTTGAAAATATTACGATGCAAGATGATTATGAAGGTGACTTTACTACAAGAAGAGTTTTAATTTACACTCTGAGATTTACTGCAAAAACTTATCTTTTTGGACCCGTTTCTTCTGCAACAAAAGATATTATCAAAAAGGCTTCTATTGGATATATTGCAGGAGATCTTACAACATCACCCACAAGGGAGATTGTTTATTCAGTGGAACCAAGGGCAATTCAAAATTATACTGGGATTGTAATTACCAATTTAACTGTCGATATTTCCACTACAGATACTTTAATTACCGTAAATGACGCCACTTCAATTTCTATTGACACCTACTTAGATCTTGAAGGTGAGGAAGTATATGTAAAAGCAAAATCCGGAAATGTTCTTACAGTTGATAGAGGAAGAGATAATACATCAATTACTCCACATTTAGCGGGTGCAGAAATAAAATCGATCACTCAAACAGATAATTTACTTATCGAAGACGGAGATGATTTTGGTTTTAATGGATCTGTTTTTTAATTGAAGTATGAAAATGTCAAAAAAATTTGATAAATTGAATGAAACATTTAATGTTGAAGGAGATATAGTTCCTGTAGAGGTAACTCCTATAGTAGAAAAAGTATCGCCATCCATAATAGATGTTGATGATATTAAAAAGGATTATGACTATACAAGAGGTAATCTTTATTCTTTGATAGAAAAAGGACAAGAAGCTATTAATGGAATTTTAGAATTAGCACAAGAAACTGAAATGCCGAGAGCATATGAAGTTGCAGGTCAACTTATAAAGAATGTTGGTGATATTGCAGATAAATTAATGGAACTTCAAAAGAAAAGGAAAGATATTGAAGAAGATAGTCCAAAAGGACCAACAACTGTTAATAATGCATTATTTGTTGGATCTACTGCAGAACTTGCTAAACTTTTAAAGCAGCAATCTCAAGAAAATTTAGAACAATAAATATAAAAAGGTACTTTCCAGTTCAATGCTCCAATTTAAGTCTCATAGAACAGTTGAACAAATTGCAAAGAAACATCGTTTGGATGTTTCTTTTATACAAAAACAACTTGAAATGGGAGAACCAATTGAGCACGAACATACTAAAGATCACGAACTCGCTAAAGATATTGCACTTCAGCATTTAGATGAAATTCCTGATTATTACACACGTTTAAAGAAAATGGAAGCATCTGCAAAGAAAGAGCATAAAAAATTCAAAGATGTAAAAGAATCTCACGAAGAGCAAAGATACTGCCCATTATGTAATAAAAGAGAGTCAAGATCTGAGTGTAGTTATGGTGAAAAAGCGTGGGATAAAGTTTCTGTAAAGGATGAAGAATATTCTATGGTTCGTTCAGAACTGAAAACTATGTCGAATGCAATTAAAAAATTGCAAATGACCGTTGGAAAAGGTGAAGGTAATCTTGAAGCATGGGTACAGTCAAAAATTACAAAAGCAGCAGATTATATTGACACTGCAGCAGATTATGTTACAAGTGGAGAAATGGAAGAAGATTGTTGGTCAGGATATAAACAGGTTGGGATGAAGAAAAAGGGTAAAAAGATAGTTCCAAATTGTGTTCCAGTTTCAGAAACTTCAGAAGAAAAATTAGTTGATAAAATTCTAGGAGAACTTTTAGAGTCATCAAAATCTGGAGATTCTTCATTACATGATTGGTTTGCAAAAAGCAAATCCTCTGACGGAAAGCCTGGATGGGTTCAATTAGGTGGAAAATACGCAGGCAAACCATGTGCAAAGCAACCCGATCAAACTACAAAACCAAAGTGTGGTAGTTCTAAAATGGCAGCAGAGATGTCGCCAGAAGAAGAAGAAAAAGCAGCAAAAAGAAAAAGAAAAGAAGATCCAAATCCAGAAAGATCAGGAAAAGCAAAGAATATTGCCACCGAAGAATTTGTAGAGGAAGATGCATGTAAAGAAAAAGTAAAATCCAGATATAAAATTTGGCCAAGTGCATATGCATCTGGGGCGTTAGTAAAATGTCGTAAAGTTGGCGCATCTAATTGGGGTAATAAATCAAAAACTAAAAATGAAGATGTGACTATTGAGGATCTGGATGGAAATACTTTTGCTGAAGTAATTGATATTATCAAACCAGAACCAATAAAAGGATTTAAGTCTCAAGTAACAGAGGCAACTCGTCTCCAAGCACAAACAGGTAATGTTATTGGTGTTACTCTTTCTTGGAGAGGAAAATATTATGGTCTTAAAATGTTTTTCCCACAAGTAAAAACTCCAACAAGAAAAGAGATAACTGATGAACTGCAGAAGGTTTATCCTGGATGTGTTGTTATTCATCATACTATTTCAGAAATTCAACCAGGACAACCATTGATTCAGGTTTTTGGACCTCAGGGAGGCAGTTTTGGTAAACCAGGTCCATCCAAAAATTATGTTAAAACAATGGGAGAAGAAGTTGAGGTTGATGAAGATTGGCAGAAAGTAAATCGCCAAGACAAAACTGATGGATTAAGTCAAAAAGCAGTTAATGCATATAAAAGAGAAAATCCTGGATCAAAACTTCAGACTGCAGTAACTGAGAAGAATCCGAAAGGAAATAGAGCACAAAGAAGAAAGGATTTCTGTAGTCGTATGTCTGGGATGAAGGAAAGATTAACGTCCGCAGAAACTGCAAGAGATCCTGATAGTGACATAAACAAAGCACTTCGTCGCTGGAATTGTAATTAATTTATAGGTTTTGTTATGGCAAATAATGATGTCTACTTGGGTAATCCTTTATTAAAAAAAGCAAATACTGCTCATGAGTTTACTCAAGAACAAATTTTAGAATTTGTAAGATGTAAAGATGATCCTGTTTATTTTGCAAATAATTATGTAAAAATTGTTACTCTTGATTATGGATTACAAACATTTAAACCTTATCATTTTCAAGAAAAATTAATTAATAATTTCCATAAGCACAGATTTAATATCTGTAAGATGCCACGACAGACTGGTAAGTCTACGACTGTGGTTGCATTTCTTTTACATTATGCAGTGTTTAATGATAATGTGAATATTGGTATTCTTGCAAACAAAGCAGCGACTGCGAGAGAACTCTTAGATAGGTTGCAAACAGCATATGAAAATCTACCAAAGTGGATGCAGCAGGGAATTATTTCTTGGAACAAAGGTTCCTTGGAACTGGAAAACGGAAGTAAAATCTTGGCTGCTTCTACTTCAGCTTCTGCAGTTCGTGGTATGTCATTCAATATCTTATTTTTGGATGAATTTGCATTCGTTCCAAATCATATTGCGGATTCATTCTTTGCATCAGTTTATCCAACAATTACCTCAGGTAAACAGACAAAAGTTATAATCGTTTCTACTCCACATGGTATGAATCATTTCTACCGAATGTGGCATGATGCAGAAAAAGGTAAAAATGAATATATTTTTACAGATGTTCATTGGTCAGAAGTTCCAGGAAGAGATGAAGAGTGGAAAAAGCAAACAATAGCAAACACTTCGGAACAACAATTTAAAGTTGAATTTGAATGTGAATTTTTAGGATCTGTTGATACTCTTATTGCGCCAAGTAAACTTAGAACCCTCGTATATGATCAACCCAAGACCCGTAGCGCGGGATTAGACGTATATGAGGATCCAATAGATCAACATGACTATTTAGTCACTGTAGACGTTGCTAGAGGTGTTGGAAACGATTATTCGGCTTTTACTATGGTTGATATTACCGAATTTCCTCACAAAGTTGTTGCAAAATATAGAAATAATGAAATTAAACCAATGCTTTTTCCAAGCATAATTCATGAGGCAGCAATAGCTTATAATAGTGCATATATTTTATGTGAAGTGAATGATGTTGGCGATCAGGTAGCGAGCATTCTTCAATACGATTTAGAATATAATAATCTTCTTATGTGTTCTATGAGAGGAAGAGCGGGTCAAATTGTTGGTCAGGGATTTAGTGGTAAAAAAACTCAATTAGGAGTTAAAATGTCCAAGACAGTAAAAAAAGTTGGATGTCTTAATCTTAAAACTATGATTGAAGAGAATAAATTATTTCTCAATGATTATGAAATTATTAGTGAACTTACAACATTCATTCAAAAGCATAATTCATTTGAAGCGGAGGAAGGATGTAATGATGATTTAGCGATGTGTCTAGTAATCTATGCTTGGTTGGTAGCTCAAGATTACTTTAAGGAGCTTACCGACCAAGACGTTAGAAAAAGATTATATGAAGAACAAAAAAATCAAATAGAACAAGATATGTCTCCCTTTGGATTTATTTCAGATGGTTTAGATGAAAATAGTTTTGTTGATAAAGATGGAGATAGATGGCATATTGATGAATATGGAGATCGTGCATATATGTGGGAGTATTTGTAATAATGGAATTAGATAAGCAAATAAAATTAGGACATTTATTACTCACTGATAGAAAATGTAGAGTATGTGGAGAAGTTAAAAATTTAATTGGAGAATTTTATAGAACAAGAAAAGATAGGGGTCCTGTAGCTTCATCATATTCATATGAATGTAAGGAGTGTACTATAGAAAGAATAAAACTATCTAAAAATAGTAAAAAGTATCATATTGGATGGGAATATCCTGACTGGTAAAAAATTCACGTCGTCTTTCCCCTATGTAAAATGAGGTTTTAATAAATAATTTTTAGTTAAACTGAGATTTACGGAGAAAAACATGGCGACTCCTCAATTATCTCCTGGAGTATTAGTCAGGGAGGTTGATTTAACTGTAGGAAGAGCTGATAATGTATTAGATAATATTGGTGCAATTGCAGGTCCCTTTGCACTTGGTCCAGTTGAAGATCCAATTGATATTACTACAGAAAACGAATTAATTAACGTATTTGGAAAACCAATTTCCACGGACGCACAATACGAATATTGGATGAGCGCATCGTCATTCCTATCATATGGTGGCGTTCTTAAGGTTGCGAGAGTTGATGGAGGTAACTTAGTCAATGCTAATGCAATTCGTAACGCTTCTGGCGTTTCTACTGCAGGCGAACCCACACTCAAAATTAAGAACTTTGATGACTATGAAGCAAATTATGCTGATGATATTGCAAACTATATTTTCGCGGCAAAGAATCCGGGGTCTTGGTCAAATAACCTTAAAGTCTGTGTAATTGATGATAAGGCAGATCAAATTCTTACGGTAGGTGCTGCAGTAACTGCCAATGCTTCTATTGGTATGGGTGTAACTACTACACTTACCAATGTAGCTTCGGCTGGAGTTGGAACAACTTCTTCATTTAATGGTTATTTAAAATCTATTGTTACTGGAATTGGTGCCAGCACTCTTGAAGTTAAAATAACTTCGATTGTTTCTACTGCTGGTGTAGAAACTCCGATAAACTATGCACCTCAATCACGGTTACAATCATTCAAAGCATCTACTGGTGGAGGATCCTTAACGGTTTACTTGATAGATTCTTCAGGAAATGACGTTGATAGTGCATCAATCAATACAGGATCTTCTCCAATTAGAGACTGGTATGACGAACAAATACTAACTCTTTCTAATACTGCAATTTATTGGAGCTCTATTGCACCAAAACCAGGAACGTCCCAATATGCAGTTAATAGAAATGGTAAGAGTGATGAGATCCATATAGTAATTGTAGATGATACTGGTACAGTAACTGGAATTCAAGGAAATCTTCTTGAAAAACATATTGGTCTTTCAAAAGCATTTGATGCAATTTCTGCAGTCAATTCTCCGCAGAAAATATGGTGGAAAAATTATCTAGCACAATATTCATCATATGTTTATGTTGGAGACAATCCCTCAGATGAATTAAATGTGAATGAGCCTGTTGTAGCAACAGGATTCTCTGAAGCGTTTACTGAGTTTACAAATTCACAAGGTCTTTGGAATAAAGACGCTCAAGATAGGACCTATAGTGCCTTAGGTAATGTAACTTATAACTTGAGTGGGGGTAAAGATTATTCTGGTTCTAGCGGAATGACTGCAACTTTGGGAGACTTATTTACCGCATATAATTTGTTCTCAAATAAAGATGAAATTGAGGTTGATTATTTGATCATGGGACCTGGACTTGGTAACAAGTTTGAGTCACAAGCAAAAGCAAATCATCTGATTTCTATTGCAAATGGAAGAAAAGATTGCGTTGCTGTAATTTCCCCACATCGCACAGATGTTGTAGATATTACAAATACAGATACTCAAACTGATAATATTATAGAATTCTTCTCACCATTATCATCATCATCTTATGCGGTATTTGATTCTGGATATAAGTACACATATGACCGATTTAATAATAAATTCCGTTATATTCCCTGTAATGGAGACGTTGCAGGTCTAATGGTAAGAACTAGTATTCTTGCATATCCTTGGTTCTCTCCCGCAGGACAACAAAGAGGAATTTTGAATAACGCCATCAAACTTGCATATAATCCAAATAAAGCTCAAAGAGATCAACTTTATCCTCAAAGAATTAATGCCATTATCAATCAACCTGGCATTGGAATTCTTTTATATGGAGACAAGACTGGATTGGGATATGCATCAGCATTTGATAGAATTAATGTTCGTCGTTTGTTCCTCACTATTGAGCAAGCTCTTCAAAGATCCGCACAAGCTCAACTATTTGAGTTGAATGATGAGATTACAAGAGCAAACTTCAGAAATATTGTTGAACCATACCTTCGTGATGTTCAGGCAAAACGTGGACTTTATGGATTCTTGGTCGTTTGCGATTCTTCAAATAACACTCCAGATGTTATTGATAACAATGAATTTAGAGCAGATATTTATCTGAAACCCGCCAAGTCTATTAACTATATTACACTTACATTTGTTGCCGTTAGAACTGGCGTAAGTTTTGAAGAAGTTGTTGGTACTGTTTGATTTTACTCAAAAATAAAAAAGGAGGAACTGAAAAATGGCAGAATCTACTATCCAAAAGTTTAAATCCACTCTCATTGGCGGCGGCGCTCGCCCCAATTTATTTGAAGTAAGAATTCCTGGATCTATTCCTGGAGGAGGTACTCTTGGTGACGAGTTCTCAATCTTGTGTAAAGCAGCACAACTTCCCGCGTCAACCCTTGGAATGATTGATGTTCCATTTAGAGGTAGAAGCTTTAAAGTTGCTGGTGATAGAACCTTTGATAATTGGACTATAACAGTTATCAATGATGAAAACTTTTCAATTAGAAGAGTTATGGAAGATTGGATGAACTTCATTGGTCAATATGGTGATGCTAGTGGTGCAACAGAACCTGGATCTTATATGGTTGATGCTTATGTGAAGCAACTTACAAGATCTGCTGCTAATATTAGAAATACTGGAGAAGGTGGAGGCGAAGGTCAAGGTCTATCTTTGACTAGTGCAACGAAACCAACGGAAACTATCTATAAGTTTCATAGTATATTCCCAACAGCTCTTTCTGCTATTGATCTATCTTATGAATCTACTGATACAATTGAAGAATTTACTGTAGATTTCCAAGTTCAATATTGGACTCCAGCAGCAAAAGGGGAAATAGGTGAGTAATAAATAGTATAAAGTTAAAGATAAAAAAAATAAATTATGGCGAGACTATTTGGTTTTTCGATTGAAGATAATGAACCATTATCATCTAATGCAGTTTCCCCCGTCCCCCCTAATAAGGAGGACGGGGTTGACCATTATTTGAGTAGTGGTTTTTTTGGATCATATGTTGATATTGAGGGTGTTTATAGAACTGAATTTGATTTAATTAAAAGATATAGAGAGATGGCACTCCATCCAGAGTGTGACAGTGCTATTGAAGATATTGTAAATGAAGCAATTGTTAGTGATACTAATGATAGTCCCGTTCAAATTGACTTGGAAAATTTAAATGCAAGTGATGGAATCAAGAAGAAGATAAGGCAAGAATTTAAGCATATTTTAGAACTTTTAGATTTTGATAAAAAATCTCACGAAATCTATAGAAATTGGTACGTTGATGGCAGACTTTATTATCATAAAGTAATTGACCTTAAAAATCCTGAAGCAGGAATACAGGAATTGAGGTATATTGATGCAATGAAAATGCGTTATGTGAGGCAGGGAAAGAAAAAGGAAGCGGATAGGTATAGAGTTTCAAATCGAAATATTGACAATCCAATGGATTATGAATTTCCTGAAATTGAAGAATATTTCATCTATGAACCAAAAATGACCTACCCAACAGGAACTCCGTCTCCCGGAACTATGGGTGGATCAAACTCTGGAATTAAAATGACTAAGGATTCTGTTACATATTGTACATCCGGTCTTGTTGACAGAAATAAAGGATCAACTCTTTCGTATCTACACAAAGCAATTAAATCACTCAATCAACTTAGAATGATTGAGGATTCTTTGGTAATTTATCGACTTTCTCGCGCACCAGAAAGAAGAATTTTTTATATTGATGTTGGTAATCTTCCTAAAGTTAAGGCAGAACAATATCTCCGTGATGTTATGATGCGATATCGCAATAAACTTGTGTATGATGCCAATACAGGCGAAGTGCGGGATGATAAAAAGTTTATGGCAATGCTTGAGGATTTTTGGCTTCCAAGAAGAGAAGGTGGTAGAGGAACAGAAATCTCTACTCTTCCAGGAGGACAAAATCTTGGAGAAATTACAGATATTGAATATTTTAAGAAAAAACTTTATCGTTCACTAAATGTTCCACCATCAAGAATGGACGGGGAAGGTGGATTTAATCTTGGTCGTTCATCAGAAATTCTTCGTGATGAAGTTAAATTTAGTAAATTTGTTGCAAGATTGAGAAAGAGATTCTCATATATGTTTAGTGATATGTTAAGAACTCAACTAATTCTCAAAAATATTATCACGCCAGAAGATTGGCGTCGGATGGATGAGCATATCCAATACGATTTCCTATATGATAATCATTTTGCAGAACTCAAAGATGCTGAGTTGTTGAACGAAAGGCTGGGTATGGTTCAGATTGCAGAACCTTATGTTGGAAAGTATTTCTCACAGGACTACGTAAGACGTAAGATTTTAAGACAAACTGATGTTGAAATTTTAGAACAAGATGAACTTATCAAAAAAGAAATTGAGGATGGAATTATCCCAGATCCAAGTGCTCCGATCGATCCAATGACAGGTATGCCCATGGATCCCGGAATGGCACAAGGACCTGCTGGAATGGATTTGGGACAACCGGTAATGGAACCAGAGATTAATGCTTCCACAACTCAAGCAAACACTAAAGCAGTAGAAATGCCCAAGGGTGGCGAGATATAAATAAAGAAAATTATTAGGTATTAGACATGGATGATCTTTTAGATATGATTGCTACTGATGAATCTCCTTCTCAGATTAGCGATAAAATCAAGGAACTACTTTTTGCAAAATCTGCAGAAAAAATTGATGGATTTCGTCCCTTAGTTGCCAATTCTATGTTCAACCAAACTACAGAGACAACCGAGGAAGAATGAAATCTTTCAAACAATTCATTTCAGAATCAGTAAATATTTCTGGAGATTTTAACGGGAATCTTTACATTAATTCCAATCAACCAGAACCACAATCTGTAGGTGAAGAGTATATTGCGGATGTTTTTTGGAATGGAAGTCTTTATAGAATGGAACTAACATCAAAAAATGGAGTTCCATCAAAACAAGATTTAGGTGAACAATTGCAAAATGAATACCCCGGAGCAATTGTTCATCAAATTTATCCAATAATAGAGAAAAATACTAATATTAAAGACACTAAAAGATATCATCCATCAAAATTAGAATGGATTTAATTTATGGCAATTTGGAATATAACAACACAAGATTATCTAAATCAAGAGAGAAGTCTTTTTGAGGTTAATGGTGTTGCAACCAGAGATGGTAAAATTGTAGATGAACTTAATAGATTTCCGGTTAGTATAAATTCCGATGCTTTTGGAAGAACACGAGTATCAAATCCATTAACACTCTTTGATAGTTCTCATAGGTATA